CGAATATGTAACAAACATGGTTCCAGCATGGATGGATATACCTAATTAAACCCCCTATATATGGGTAACTATAAGAGGATATAAAGATGGACACTGAAGAAATGATTTGGATAGCAAGCATAGCACTGGGTAAAAACCTAGATTACGAAACATTGAGATATTCTGATTACATGTACGGGAAGGAGGATTTAACCGACAAAGTTTATGAATATGTTGATGAAGCAAAAGATATCGGCCTAAAGAAATTTCATGAGAAGTATTCAGAATATAAAATGTTTATTTAACCAACCATAAGGGGAGATAAGAATGAATAAATGTAAAGACTGTAAGCATTTTGGCGATGTAGTTACTTATGACGATGGTATTAATGATAAATACGATATAGAAACAGATTTCCATATATGTAACAAAATAGAACATATTGAAAGATATAGCCATAAAGCCCCTAGTGATGAACATGCAGCTCATGTGGTGGATGGTTCAGATTATTATGCAGCCTTAAGGGTTAAAGATAGCTTTGGTTGTACAGAGTGGGAGGATGAATCATGAATATAGATAAGTGGGTAAGAGATAATGAGTTTTATGCAGTCCCAAGTCTTCACGGAGAGAGGGACGATTGTATTTTAGGGAATGACCTCCTAGAGCTATTAAAGGACTATGTCCTTGTACCTAAAGAACCCACAGAGGATAAATACAGCGAGCTTCTCAATATAAACTCAAATATAAAGAATGAGAACAAGATTCAAAATGATGTGATAGAGGAATTATTATCGGCATGTAAGAAGCTTAAAGGGCCACAGCTTCTATCACCTAAGAAGTTTGCAGACTTTTTTGATGCTATAAATAAGTTTATTGATAAGACAGAGGTTAAATAATGAACAACGTAATAAGCATAAGAGAGAATGAATTAGATACACAATTAACTGAAGCTGAATACCTGATAAGTATATTAGAAGATAAGTTATCAAGGCTAGAAGCTGATTACATGGCACTACAGCAAGAGATAATAATATCCAATGAGATTGGTGATAGGTCTGTGTTGAATAAGTGAGTTTATTTACCCTAAATGATTGCGCTATCGATATCGGTATAGTACTCTATATGTAAGTCAATTGGAGTAATCATGAAGAAGAAAAAAGAAGTAGTCACAATGATACGTGCCAGAGCTACTGAGAGCGATCAGAAGGCATGGCAGGCAGTCGCAAAGGAAAAGGGTAAGTCTTATTCTAAGTGGGTTCGAGATACTTGTAACAAGGCTATAGGGCGCATTGATGATAGCAAGGGTTAAAAAATGAACAGCTTGACTCAGGAAGCTCTAAAAAAGGATCACTTAAATATCACGGAGAATTTGGAAGAATATCATGAAAAATAAAAAAGACAGTGTGACTCAGGAAGTATATGAATTAGTGAATATAGGCTATGACAGCATGTATTTTGCATGTGGCCTTTTTCAAACTTTAGAAGAAGCCAGTGAGTATATTCAATCATGCCTTGACGACGGAAGTAGAATTGCCTGGGATATTGATGACTACGAGATAGAGACTATTAGATTAATCAAATACTCGTTTGGTCTAGGCGATAATTTAAGGAGAGAAATAAGAGAAATAGTTAGGGAGTATGTTTATGAAAATGAAGATAGTGACGATGGCACTTGGAAGGTTACCCAAGAATCTATAAAGGGTGAATATCATGACAAATAAACAAGACGTTTACTCTGTTGCTCGTGATGCTCGTGATCGTGTTAAAGCTGCCAAGGATGATTATGATGAAGCCGAATATGCTAATGAGTCTGCTAAGGATGATTACGATGAAGCCGTTGAAGCTTTCGAGGCAGCTAATAGAGATTCAATTGAAGCCCAAGCTGCTTACGAGGATGCGGAGTCTGTTTATGAATCAGCTATAGCAGATTATGCCGCTGCTCGCGAAGCTCGTGCTCGTGTTCAAGCTGCTGAAGATTTTCTTGCAGTACTTGATAGAGCTATGGACTCTCATGCAGATTGTGTTGCTGTTAATGATGCCGCTCGTGCTCGTGATGAACTAAACAAAACTGGAGAATAATATGACGACTGATTATGTTGTAGGAGTAGGATTTGCGGTGTTAATAACTTTGGCCTGGGTCACTCACGTTGTAAAATGTTTAATCACGGCTAAATATACATTACTTTTTGTAGGCTCATTTATATTTCCTATCGGAGTTATACATGGCGTGGGTATTTGGGTTGGTATGGCATGGTAATTAATGAGGCTTAGCAAGCCTGACTGTACGATCCATACAGTCTATATGCTAGGGAAACGGATAATCTATGAGGGATTGGTCGTTACTTGAGGCTGGCGACCTTAGCCCGGTTCCGCTACAAATATTACAGCGGCGCATTCTATCACAAGTTGATAAAAAATAAACCTACATGGGTTAGTGGGTTACGTTACTTATTTACTATATTAGTATACTTGTTATACTTTGGTAAAAGTAAAGGGATAAAAGAATGACTAGTAATAACAGGAAGAAGGCCACAGCCAAGAAAAAAGCCCCTAAAATAGCGGCTGCAAGTGCAGGGTCAAAAAACCATTTACCAAGGCGGAAAAAATCCAATGGCAAATCAAAACGGGCTTAAAGCATTAATCACACTATTTATATTTGTATCAGTCTGGTTGTTCTCGTTTATAGCGCATTTAGTTAGCGCGGCTTTTACAGCAAAGCTGATTTTATCTGGATTAGACCGACCATTTGAGATGATTTTATATAATTTTATCGGTTATTACGTTTTAGGCGCTTTATTAAGTTTGTTGACGTTTTATTTTATATCAATTTTTCAGACGAAATATTTAACCAGACCCCTCCAGGCTACATGCATTACTGCCGTATGTGTTCAACTGATAGGAGCTTTAGGTTATATCGGACTTTGGAACGATGCGAATTATAGTCAGTTTATGGTGCTAATAACTACACACTATAACTCTCTAATCGCATTGTCTTTAGTGCAGGGGCTCTTGTTCTTTAACTGGTGGGCGAATGGATATACAGGACATATTGATAAATTTAGAATTTTTAGGCGGGATTACTATAATAATCGGGTGCTTACACCTGAGCCTATCAAGATTGATTAAATATGACCGCAAAGGACGAGCTTCAAGATCAGAGGATAAATGATATAGGGCAAGGGCTAGTCAGGGTAGAGACTGAGATAAATAATCTGAAAGAACAGAACAGGGTTATGCATAAAAAACTTGAAAAGTTATCAGGGCAAGTGCAGGACATTAGCACAGAGCGAGAAAACCTAGAGACAAAGATTACTACAACTCTTAAAGTATTAGCGATTCTAGGCACTGTACTAGCCACTGTAGTAACTTGCTCCTTATCCTATCTATCGAGCCAGATAAAATGAATATCGCTAGCGTAATTTCGCTACTAGAGAATATATGACACTAGATAAGGCTCAAGCAGAACACACTAAGAACCGTAGAGTAGCGGAACCTCTTTATGACACTATGACTCTAGATGAATGGACAAAGTTCAACACAAGACAAAACAAGCTTATGATTATTATTGTTAACGCAAGAAAGAGAGAAAAAATGGCAGAGGATAGTTAAATGGGCGCACCTATCGGGAACAAGTTTTGGGAAGCTAGATCAAGTCACGGAAGAGCACCTATATTTGAATCTCCTGAAGACCTTCACAAAGCCTGTAATGAATACTTTGAATGGTGTCATGAAAACCCCCTGTATGAGATGAAACCTTTTGTTATCAACGGTGAGGTAGTTCAAGAGCCTGTATATAAACCCAGAGCCTTTACACTTGGGGGGCTTTGCGTCTTTTTAGACATAGACAGAAAGACTTGGGATAACTACAGAGATAAAGATGGTTTTTTCCTAGTCACAAGGAATATATCAGAGAATATACGCGATCAGAAGTTCGTAGGAGCCGCTGCTGGCCTGTTTAACGCCAACATAATAGCTAGAGATCTAGGACTACGAGAAGCCACTGAGAGCAAGGTAGAGGTCACACACACACTCTCTAAAATGTCTGAAGATGAGCTTGATAACCTAATAGAAGATCTGACTAATGGGGAAAGCTGAAAAACTAGAACTAGCCTACGCACTTCAAGAGAGAGCTGATAGAAGGAAGTACAACGCTCTTAAGCACTATGCCCCCTACGATAAACAAAAAGAATTTCATGAAAGCGGTTCATACTATCCACAAAGATTGCTAGGGGCAGGTAACCAGACCGGCAAAACTTACTGTGGATCAAGGGAAGCGGCCATGCATTTAACTGGCCAATACCCTGATTGGTGGGTGGGCATAACCTTTAAGAAGCCTATAGTCATGTGGGTGGGTGGCGTATCAGGTGAGATTATACGTGATACAACACAAAAGCTATTAGTCGGTAGGATGCAGGACTTAGATTCTATTGGCTCTGAAGCTATCCCTAAGGATTGTATTATTGAAACTGTAAGGGCTTTAGGTGTTAAAGACTTACTTGATCATGTAAAGGTAAAACACGTAACCGGTGGTACATCCCTGGTATTCTTCAAATCATACGAGAAAGGCCGGGAAAAGTTCCAAGGTGAGTCCATTGATATATTCTGGCCTGATGAAGAACCACCCGAGGATATCTATTCTGAAGGCATGACCAGGACTAATAACGGTCAGAACGGTCAATTTGTCATGATGACCTTCACCCCATTAAAGGGCATGAGTACCATAGTTTACAGTTTCTATAAGAACCCCTCGAAGTATCAGAAGCTCACACAGATGACCATACACGATGTTGATCATTATACTGATGAAGAGAAAGAGCAGATTATTGCATCGTATCCAGACCATGAGAGGGAGGCTAGGGCCAATGGTACGCCTATCCTTGGCAGTGGTCGTATATTCCCCATAGCTGAAGAAGAGATTAAATGCGCTCCTTTTGAAATACCTGATCATTATGCCCAGATAAACGGCTTAGACTTTGGGTGGGATCATCCACAGGGCGCTATTAACATCGCTTGGGATAGAGATGCTGACATTGTTTATATAACCAAAACCTATCGAGAACGTGAAAAGACTCCAGAAGAAGCTGCCGTTCATATTAAACGGTGGGGTGATTGGATACCCTCAGCGTGGCCCCATGATGGCTATCAGCATGATAAAGGCTCAGGACTAGGGCTAGCAGCTCAATACAAGTCTGCAGGTCTTAACATGCTAGAGAATCATTCTACACATGAGGAAGGCGGCAACGGTGTTGAGGCTGGAATAATGATGATGCTGGATAGAATGAAGTCCGGTAACTTTAAAGTCTTTGCTACTTGCGACGAGTGGTTTGATGAGTATCGTATGTACCACAGGAAAGGCGGCAAGATTGTTAAGGAGCGTGACGATTTAATGGCAGCTACACGATATGCTATGATGATGCTACGAGAGGCTAAAACTAATGAGACTGAAGTCTTCACCCCTATTAACTTTGCGAGTCCGTTCAAATGATGACATTCGATAAAATAGACGAAGTATTAAAAGAACTTGAATTAGTTCAAGCCAATGAAAAAGACCAGCGTGACGATGCCAGAAAGTGCAAAATCTTTACCACTAAAAAGAATGGGCAGTGGGAGGATGACGTTTGGCAAACTTTAAGTAATCAAGGTAGACCCCGTTATACCTATGATCGAACAAGTCCAATACTTGATGCGATAGTGGGAGAGCTTGAACAGAATGAATTTTCTGCCTCTGTAACCCCTACTGGTGGTAAGGAATCAACCAAAGAGACTGCTGATCTATTAGATGGGTTATTAAGATCGATTCAAGGTTGGTCTGATGCTGGCTTTACGTATAAGAAGATAGCCAGAAACCTTACATCATATGGGTTTGATGCTTGTCGAGTTGTGCATGATTACAGAGATGATGATAGTTTTGACCAAGATTTGATTATTAACTATATACCCAACGCTATCGATCGGGTGTGGTTTGATCAAGGTTCTGAGAAGCAAGATAGGTCTGATGCCAATTGGGTTGTAGTTCTACAAGGTATTACCAAAGAGAAGTATGATGAGAAATGGCCAAAGGGATCAGGCGAGAGCGTTCCTACTGGCGATATTGATTACTATACCAATGGTAAAAGAGAGTTGGTTGTAGTTGGCGAGATACTGTATAAAAAACGTACAGAGAAAACTATTGTTCAAATGAATAATGGGAATGTCTATGACGCTAAAGATGTTGACGGTAATGAAGATAGACTAGCAGAGCAAGGTGAGCTAGAAGTTAGACGTAGAACACGCCCTGATATTACCGTATGGAGTCGATTCTTTGATGGTGATGGCTTTTTGGAAGAGGAGAAGAAAACTGTATTCACGATCCTACCTATTGCCCCATTCTATAACGGCTTCGAGATTGTAGAAGATAAAATTACATGGCGGCGAATGGTCGAAAATATGATGGACCCGCAACGAGTCTTTAACTATGCGGTATCAAGACAAGTAGAGGAGGGCGCTCTAGCTCCAATGTCTAAAATCATGATGACTAGCAAGCAGGCTAAAGGTCATGAACGCCAGCTAGCCAATATGAATATAAGTGCTGACCCTGTACAATTCTATGAAGTCGATGATAAAGCCCCGCCTCCTTATCAACTATTAGGACCACAGGCTAACCCCTCCTTACAAATTACAGCAGCCGAAGCCAGTACAAACATTCAAGAAGTTGGTGGGATGTTTGCTAATAACTTGGGTAACTCAGTAGGCGTACAGAGTGGAGTCGCTATTGAACTACTTCAACAAAAAGGAGATACGGGTAATAGTGGTTTCTATTTAGATATGGCAATCGGTATTACAGGTCTATGCAAGATCATTATTGACGGTGCGCCAGGTGTATACGATACGACTCGTGAAGTGGTTATATCTAATGCCGACGGATCAATTGATATTAAAAAGCTTAATGAAAATATTCCTAATAGTGATGGAGTAAAAACCCTAAATAATCTTAATGGTCAATTTACTGTTAACTGTTCAATGGGTCCGATGTTTAAAAACAGACAAGGCCAAGCTAATAGCGCATTGCTAGAAGTTGCGCCAATCATGCCGGGAGTTATAGAAGGATCTGCCGATATATTCTTAAGAAACATAGATGCTCCGGGTATTGATAAGGTCGCTGACAGAGCAAGGCAGCAATTATTAGCACAGGGTAAGATCCCTCAAGACCAAATGACAGAGGAAGAGTTAGAAGCTCAGGCAGCAGCACAACAGGCAGCAGCTAATCAGCCACCAGACCCAATAGTAATGCAGACTATGCAAACACTAGGGGCTCAACAGCAAGAGGCTATGGCCAAAGCACAGCAAGCACAGGCTAAAGCTCAATCTGACGGTCTAGCCGCCCAAGCTAAATTTATGGCTGAAATAAACAAGCAAAGAGAGCAGGATAGAAAGGATGCCCTAGCTCAGCAAGATATGAATCTTAAGAACCAAGAGGCTCAAGATAATCACTTGAATGTTATGGCTGAAACCCTAGACACAATCAGGCAAGCAATGGGAGTAGACTCTATTGTGGGGCCACATAATACAGAGGCTTATATTGATCAAGCAACTAAATTACAGGAAGACATAGAGGATAGTTGATCGTTAACGTCACTACTTGATGATCGTTTATGTCACTACTCCTGCTAGTAGGCAACCTACCTTTGCTAGCAAACATACTATATGATCGTTTATGTCACAGTAATTTTGCTAAATGATCGTTTTTGTATATAATATATTTAACTGTACGTGACAGTATCACGGTAGAAGTAACCGAAAGGTAAGATAAATGCCCGAAGAACAAGCGATGATTGAGACAGCGGCAGCTGATTCACCTGTAGATTCATCCACTACTAGCCCGGCAAGCGAAGAAACAGCCACAGCAGACCCTAAGCCAATTAATCAGGAAGCTGTAGATAAGCGATTTAACAAGATAACTGCACAGAAGTACGAACAGCAAACTCGTGCTGATAATGCAGAAAAAGAATTAGCTGATTATAAATTAAGAATGAGTCAGCCAGCTCCAGCGGAAATACAAGTAGAAGCCCCGCAATCTACAACGCGACCAAGCCAAGACCTTCTATATGAAGATGAGGCAGCTTATAACAAGCAAATGGATGCGCATAATACGGAGATGATTCGAAGTCAAATCGCACTACAACAAGAGTCTGTCAATAGTGTTGAAAGGCAACGTGTTGAGAAGGAACGTCTTCAAACAGAAAACACCGCAATACAGCGGAAACTGAATGAAAGCGCAACAACTCACAATTTAGATGTAGATAAGGTAGGCCAGAGTGCAACGGTATTAGTTCAGCGTGGGATAAGCCCACAATTGTCTGAGATGTTACTACAGCACCCTAATAGCGCCCCTTTTATTGATTTCTTGGCCAGTAATCCTGCGGATTTTGATCAAGTAAACAGTGCAGGTGGTGCCTATGAAATGGTTAAAGCTTTGGACGCTCTAGAAACGAAAGCCTTACAACGTAATATTACAAGTGCGCCGGAACCAGTTACCGGATTGACGGGGTTACCCGCTCGCGAAGGTGATGATTTTGACAAGAGGTTTCCGAACGCCATTATTGAATAGGTGAATCGAAATGACTGTTACAGCAACTAAGAACATAAGCACGTTAATACTTAAAAAATTTACAGAAGGCTTTATGGATGATCGCGTTCTACTTAACACAGTAGACACACAACTATTAGCTGGTGAATTAAACCCAAATACAGGTGACACTGTACAATTCAAACGCCCACATCAATACTCAGCCGCTCGAACTTCAGGTGGTGATATGACAGGCGTATCAAATAACATTATATCAGCAAGCACCACAGCGACTGTAAGCGACATGATTACTGTTCGTATCCCTTATTCAATTCTTGATGAGGCTATTCGTCTTAATCAATTGGATGAGATCTTAAAACCTGCACACGCGGAAATGATTACCACTTTGGAAGCAGAGCTAGCTACTTACATGATTGAGAATGCTGGTCTATCTAATGGTACTCCTGCTCAAGCTATTGATGCTTGGGGTGATGTTGCTGGAACTGGTTCATACCTTGCTGCTTTAGGTGTTACTGGTGAGCGCATGGCTACTATGAATCCTTTTAGTGTTCAGAATTTAGCCGATGCTCAAGGTGGATTATCTAGCGGTAACTCTAGCCTAGTAACTACTGCATGGGAAAAAGCACAAATCAGCCGTGATTTTGGTGGCTTGAAAGGTCTTACTTGTAACTCTCTTGGTTCTTATACGACTGGTACTGGTACTGCCGGAACAGTTGATAATACTCCTACTGTTACTTATTCAGCATTGAAAGATACTTATCAAATCAGTATCGATCTTACTGGACTGGGCGCTAGTGGTACTCTTGTTGCTGGTCAGCAATTGGCATTCACTCAGACGTCTATGCTTAACCAACAAAACAAGAATGTTATCTCTCGTAATAACGCTACTATCCCTTGGGTTGGTACTGTTACTGCTAATGTTACTGCTAATGGATCAGGTGAAGCTACTGTTGTACTATCTGGCGCACCAATCTTTGATGCAACTAACCCACAGTATGACACTGTTGATAGAGCTATCACTTCAGGTGATACATTCAGCCTAGTCGGTTCAGTATCTTCCACTTATCAGCCGGGCTTGTTCTACACCAAAGGCTTTGTAGGTGTTGGTAGTGTGAAGCTTCCTAAGCTTAACGGCTGGGATTCTTCAGTAATTAGTGTTGATGGGTTTAGCATTCGTGTTACTAACTCTTCTGATCCAATCACTAATACACAAGATGTACGCTTTGACTTGTTACCAAGTTTCTGCACATTCAACCCTTTGTTTGGTGGTCAATTCTTCGGTAACGCATAATTAACTGGAGATAGGGGGGTGTTAAAACCTCCTTTACTTATTATGGCTACAGCAAGACAAGTAATTAAAAAAGCTTTACGTTATATCGGCAAAGAGACTTCTTTAAAGAATGCGACTGATGCTGATTATTCGATAATGCTTGATGAGCTTAACCAACTGCTTAAACGCTGGTTTTCTTTAGGTTTAAGGCTTGCGGTTAATACTAATACAATCGAAAGTTTAGACGGTGAAGTGCCTTATCCTGATGTTGCACTTACTGCCATAGAATACAATTTAGCTGTGCAAGGCTGGCCCCTATTTAACCTTACTCAACCTGTAAGCTTAACGGTCATGTCTAATGCTGCTGATTATGAAAACGAAATATGGGCCATTGGTCGACCAGTACCCAAATCAGTCTTTCCCGGTGTACTTCCCACAGGCTCAGGTAATACAGGCAATAGAGGATGGGATAGAACATTTTACCCTAATTGTGACGAGCCTATTTATGGATGTGATGACAATCAACTACAAACAGCTACGGGTATCCCCTTAATAGGTGTAGATAATGACTAATAGTTTAACGACATGCGCTATTGAGAATTGCCAATGTCTCTCTTGTATATCCAGAGGGCTTAAAATAAGCGATGTACCCACTAAAGCTATCGTGTCTTCTGGTACTAAATTACTAGGCGTTGATTCCTTTGGTTACTTAGTTTCAGATATCGCTCTATTCATTGCCAACAACAAACCTAATGACGTTATCACAGAGCTTACAGCAGCACAGAACCAAGTATCTAATGTTGATGTATACATTTGCACTGGAACGTTCCCTATAGAGCTTATAACAGCTTCTACGGCATCCAGGGAGCTTAAGATAATCAGCTTAACTGGTACAGTCACGGTTAATTCAGACTCGGTAACCGCTGGTGGTACCGATTTAATCAACGGTTCTGGAGCTACAACAGTGACAGTGGGCCAGACAATGACAATTACGCCTTATTCTGCTGGTTGGAATGGCATTAAAACAACACAATTTTAAAAGAGAATGAAGAGGGTTAAAAAATGACTACTAAAATTACAGTATCGGTAGCCGCATCCAATTTAGTTGTTTCCAATCCACTTGTGAGGCAAAACAATGTGGTTGCCTTTGGCGGCGGTATTGATGGTACGGCTACAGCTGGAACGATTACACTATTAGCCAAGTCCCCAGGGTCTGCCAATTTCGAAACACCAAAGGATTCAAGTGGGAGCGACTTAAACACAATTGATATAGCATCTCCTGAAAAGTTGAATATACCGACAAAGATTCAAGAATATGATGTTACCGTTACAGGATTCTCAGGCACGGCAACTAACTTTTATTTAGTATTGGATTCAACATACTGATGAGTAGAGGATTCACGCCAACAAAAGGATTCAAAGGAGTCACGGAAGGATTTGTGGGGACTTTTAGAAGTTTCGGAGATTCTGTGGAAGGCTTCCGTGATTCTAACGGTTCTAGCGGATTTTCTCCTTTGGACCTAGCAGGTCTACAGGCGTTCTATGATATTAGTGATATATCATCATTGTTCCAGGATTCTACAGGGTTGACACCAGTTACTACTACTCTTGATCCTGTAGGTCGAGTAAATGACTTATCAGGTAACGGAAATGACTTTACCCAGCCTGGATCTGCATCTATAAAACCTACTTATACAGTTAATGGCAGTGATAAATATTTAAGTTTTGATGGGGCTGACTGGATGTCTATACTTAGCTCTACAGCTCTCTTTAAATACTTACATGACGGCACAGGGTGTACGGTATTGATAGGAGTTAGGTTTGGAGATGGAGCGCCACCAATATCTACTGACGTGTTGTTATCCAGTTATTCTCTATCTTCTAGTCAGACAGGGCTTGCGATTTATTTTACTGCTGGCAATCGTATTAAGAATGTCGTAGGTAAGGGTGTATCATTTCAATATCCAGTTAATGATGGACCTGTCAGCAATGATTTTATTGATACAAATCTAGTTTTTGGATTTACTTATGAATCTCCAAATTATGCGTCTTATGCTGATAGCGTTTCTATTGATACTGGCACTCAATCATTCACGCCAAGTTCTGGAAACGCTAGTGCTAATTTAGCTTTAGGTGCGAGTGGGGGATCAATCCCATCTCTAGAAGGTAGATTCGCTGTCATGACTATATACAATAGAGTATTAGATCAGAGTGAGATAGATGGCGTCTCCAATTTCATTTCATTAAGGATGTCATAATGTATACCAAAAAATTGACAGTCATTGTACCTGAAGAACATTTGGATATTACAAGACATCTAGCGGCTGCTATTGGTGAATCTACAGCCGAATTAACAGCCTTTATTATTGACCATGAGGTTGGCATTGATAAATTATCAATAGCATCATGGAGCATCAAAGACATTACGATAGATAGAGCTGTTGAGACTTTAATAAGACCTGAGTTTGATACTGAAGATGAGATAGACATGGTTAAGGCGGCTCAAGCTCAAGCACTTATAAGGTTTGATTTTGATGATGTGAGTAATGCTATAACAGCTAGCACAAACCATTCTAGAAGAGAAATGGCTGCGGCAGCTGGTATAACAGAAATCTTTATGGAGCTACCAGAATAATGCCAGCAATTAACCTACCCACAGGCTTAAGAGGTGATTCCGATACCCCTAAACAGAAAGAGGTTTTAATTAACTGCTTCTTTCAAAAGGGGGATGTGGGAACTATTGCCCCTCGTCCTGGTATTAGCCCCTACTTAAGTGTATTTGGTGGGTGCCGTGGGTCAGGTAGTTTTAACGGTAGTTTATACCAAGTTTCAAGTAATCGACTGATAAGAATTGATGAGGATAATTTCGGTAACACTTCTTACACTGATATTACCGGCCCAAATATCGACGGTAATCAAGATTGTTTATTGATTGAATCGTTTACTAAACTTTTAATCATGGTTAAAGGTGGTAAAGCTTATGTTTACGATGGAATCACTTTAGCTGAGATTACCGACCCTCTTTATGAAACAAGTATTGATGCCACTTTCTTATTTTCTCGCTTTGTATTTGTACCTGAAGACGGCGGCCCTTATTTTTGGTCAGATCTAAATAACCCTGCAAGCATTCAGCCAGATTCCTTTGCAGATGCTGAAGTTTTACCGGATAAGAATTTCGCGGTAGAGGAGTTAAAAGACTCTCTTATTATCTTTGGCGGAGCAACGATTGAAAGACATAGCTTTAATAGCTCTCTAAACACGTTTCAGAGGCAGCAAGGCGCAACCCAGAACATTGGGTATGTAGGCGGCAAAGCTCGTTACAATCAAACCCTAGCCTTTATAGGTCGGCCCATTAATGGAACTTACTCTATTTACTTATACGGTCAAGATACACCTATTAGTAATAAGTCAGTCGATGAGGTTTTGAATCAATATTCACTGGATCAGCTAAGGGATGTAAGAGCAGATTTCTTTAGCTGGAAAGGTCAGGCAATGATTAAGTGGCGGTTACCTAATGAAGACTTACTTTATTACGGTGACTTTGCCTTTGTTAAGAGTGGTATATCTAACAATGAGCTGGGCCATTGGAATGCAGATTTTATCCAAAGCTTTAAGGGTAAGTTAATTTGCGGCGATAGAAACAACGCAAGGGCTGGCGAGTTATTAGATATCAACACTGATTACGGTTTAGATATTGAGAGCATTGTACAAACTTATGTTCGCGAAGCTCCAAGGACTAACTTTAAATTAAGCAACATTTACCTATCTGCTACTACCGGCCAATCAAATGATGAAAGAAAGATAGAATTATCAGTGAGTGAAGACGGTGTAGGTTTTGGTCCAACAGAATCAATTGATAGCGGCCCACTAGGTCAGTTTAATAATGAATTATCATGGGGTCCAATAGGTTCTTTTGATAACTTTGCGGCAATAAAATTTAGATGGGTGGGTGATATTAAGTTACCTATTGATGGTGCAACCGTTGACTGATGTGTCAAAGCCTCCATTTTCTGATGAAATCATGGTAGTTGATGGGAAATTAACCAGCCATTTTTACGAATTTATTAACCAACTGTCACAACATAATGAAAAGACGAATGAAGGTATTTTTAACTATTCACGGTTTGCTAATGAAGCAGCCGTAAAACTAGTAATACAAAATCCAGATGACGGTGATACGGTGATGTTTACCGGCCAAGGTTCTGGAACTTATAACACTGTAGAGGCTAAGTGGCTTCTATCAGCAGACGATACGACGGAGATAACGTAATGGCTTTATCAAATATAGGCAAAAGTGGAAGGTCTTCATCATCTACAAATGCAAGCAATGTTGGCACAAGAAAAGGTAGAGCCACTGCCGCAAATACACTTGGTCAATCTCCAGTTGATAGTGGGTTTACTGCTCCTACTAGTGCATTAGATGCCCCTGTTGATAACAGTGGCTTTCAAGCGGCGGGTGATGACGGCTTTCAAAGCTCTTTTTCAATAGAGGGATCGGATGATGCTGATATCTTAGGCCTTGGCCTTAATTTAAAGCGCGATATATCGGCGTTTATGGGGATTGAGGGCGCGGAGAATATACAGAAAGCTCTAGGCGATGTTAACAAGCTTCTAGAAACAGGCATGAGACAAATAGGGTTATCGTCCGATCAAGCCCTACAAGCCTTACAGAATGGGACATTAACCGCCTCGGATATACTGGGCGCAGGTTTACAGCAATCACAGGGCTTTATCAGTGAAGGTCAGCTATCAGCTTTAGACCAAGTTAATCAAGGTTTCGGTCAAGCTCAGCAAGCTTTGGGGCAAGGCAGGCAAGATCTAGCGGGTGGTTTCGGTCAAGCTGCACAAGGTCTAGGCGCATTCGGTCAAGCAGGGCAGCAAGCTTTAGGGCAATTTCAACAAGGATCTACCGCACAAGGTTTCGGTCAGAACTTACAAAACCTTCAGCAAAGTGGTGCATTAAACCCATTGATTGAAGCTAGAACAAGAGCAGCACAAAGCGCACAAGGAGCCGCTGGATTAAGTCGGTCAGGCGCGGGCTTGAACCAAATAACCGATATTCCTCAAGATGTTCTTTTAGGAATTGAGGGCATGTTATCAGGCAGGCAGCAACAATTAGCAGGCCAAGGTTTACAGGCTCAGGGTCAAATAGCTGGTTTTCAAGCCGGTGGTGGTCAAGCTCTAGCAGGTCAGCAAGGTAATATTGCTAACTTACTGGCTCAACAAGGTCAATTAGGTGCAGGTATTCAGGGGCAAGGATTTCAGAATATGGCTAACTTATCCCAGCAAGCCGCACAGAATCAAGCCGGTCTATTCTCTGGTCTAGGTCAGGACGCTTCTAATGTGTTTGTAGGGGCAGGCCAAGACATTGCAAGCCTGTTAGGTGCTCAAGCTCAGGCTAACTTAGAAGCTTCTGTCGGGTCAGCAGAGGCAAGAGCACAGGGTATGGGCAATTTAGGCGATTTTGGTGGTAGTCTTATGAGTGCATTCTCAGATTTACGCCTTAAAAAGAACATTGTTAAAATTGATGAATTAAACGGTGTTAATATTTATTCCTTTGAAGCTAATGATTTAGGTGACAAGATAGGCATGAATATGACAATTGGTGTCATAGCTGACGAATTAGAACTTATACATCCTGATTTAGTGGGTGAAAGAGATGGATTTAAAACTGTTAACTATAATGAACTATGGAAGAGGGTGGGATAATGGCCGTTCAAGTACCACAGTTTAATATTTCAGGGCGCAATGTTACCCCTAGCGCTAAAGGTTTGGCTGCTGGTATTAGCGGAATGCTGGGGCGAATTAGAGAAGATAAGCAAGCCAAGGCGCAGGAGACCGAAAGAGTTCAGAATGAAGAATTGTTTCAAATTAGTTTTGGTACTCGTAGTCAGGCTCCGGAAGATAGAAGTCAGTCTTTATTGGGTCGCGCTCAACAGGCTAGAGGTCAAGGAAATGACGAGTTAGCCGACGAATTAGAGAGAATGGCAGGATTAGACGCGGCAACATTGGATTCTGAATTAGTTGGCGATATATCTACACTGGGCAAGCGTCTTGGGATTAACACAGAGTCAATATTGCGCAGACAAAACCAAACCCAAACACAAAGCTTTCAAGCTAACGCGCCAATTATTACAGAGCAGGTTATTGATGGTAAGAAGAAAACCTTCTTTACAGCACTGGTTACCGAGAAAGGTACAGGAGTTCAGAAAGTCGTTAATACCCCTATTTCTGGTGAGCTAGTTAATAAATTGGGATTAAGCCCTGGCGATGTTATTGACCAGAAAAAACAAGAGGAAATAGTCAAGGCTGAGGGCGCGGCAAATAAAGAAAGACTAGTTACTACAGAGAAGAGGCTACAGAAAGTTATACAGGCCACATTGCCAGCTTCAGATAAGCTAATAGATATTAATCGTGGTTTAGAGATATTATCTTCTACGGATACGGGCGGGTTTGCATCCATTAAACGAAACTTTGGTGATAAGTTTAATATAAATACAGAAAATATTACCAATTTAGGCGAATTGAATACCATACTAGCACAGGATGTATTGGCAGGTTTAAGTGCCTTTACGGGTGCAATTAGTGATGGTGAGAGAAAGTTTATTGAATCAATGAGCGCAGGTATTGGTAGAGGTACGGCGGTCAATACAAGGCAATTGAAGCGTTTAAAAACTATCTTAGAAAGAGCAGTAAGAAGAGGCGAAAAAGCTGCAAAAGAAAGCGGCGACCAATTTATACTTGATGAGCTTGAGCTTCAAAGAAATCCAAATGCAGGCGCGGGTAATGTAATCAATTTTGAGGACTTAAACTAATGGCAGACGTTAGGCTCCCAAGCGGCCAAGTAGTCAAAAATGTACCTGATGGTATGTCAAAAGCTGACTTAATGAAGAAGCTTATAGCTAATGGCATTGCTAAAGAAGAAGACTTTGCTACCCAACAAGCCCCCCAAGAAGATAGCTTCATTGATGACACTGTTGATGTGGTGGCAGAATTTGCATCCTCTATTAACCGTACAATTGGCGAAGTGGTTGATTTCTTTGGACCTGATACGGCTAACGCAATATTAAGCCTTACAGAAAAAGGTATTGGCAAACTCGGCGGTGATGTGGAATTACCAAGAGTCCCTACTTCTAAAGACATTCCCGGTATTGAAGGCGGCTTTATGGATCCGGGGCTAGCTCGGGATGTGACAAGGGCAAGCGGTCAAACTCTGGCTTTAGGTGGTAGTATTGGTGCTATAGGCCGCAAAGCAGCAACATTATTGCCGACTCAGTTTGCAGGTGAATCATTAGCCGTAGGTACAGCAAGGCAATTAGCAGGAACTACCCTTGCACAAGACGTTACACTAGGGGCTTTAAGTGGCGTAGGTGCTGAATTGGGTGAGAGTGTAGCAGCAGAGCAGGGGGAAGAATTTGGAGGCGCTGGAGCCTTGGTTGGTAGCCTAGCGGTGCCATTAGCTGCTTCAGGCGGTGCTCAAGTATTGACTAAAATGATTGGTTCGGGAGTGAGAGGCTTTAACGCTTTAACTAGAGAATTATCAGAATTATCGGAAGAGGGAGCGGCGGCCCATCTAGCAGAGGCAATGGTTAGAGAAGGTTTAGGCCCTGTTGATATAGCTAAGAGGCTTAAAGAGCTAGGCCCTGAAGGTCTGCCGGCAGATTTAGGTGAAGTGTTTGCCAATACATTAAGGAATGCGGCAAATCAAATACCTAGAATACAGGCTAGAATTTCAAAGACTTTTGATGAAAGGGCTAAAGGACAGAGTAGCAGGATTATGCAGTCTTTTGATGATGCTAGTGGTACATCTTCTTTAAATGTTGATGACCAAATAATATTTTTAAACAAGACAGCAGGCGCTAAAGCTGATGAATTATATGCGGCTGCTAGAGCTAAAGACTTTAAGATACTATCTAGGGATCAGTTAGAGGGCATTGGAACGGGAACCCCTATCAATGTAGAGCTTAAGAAAATAAGCATGAAGCTTAAATCTATGCTTGGAAATAAAAGTACCTCAATAGGAAGGGCTGCGTTAAAAACTAAACAGACCCTAGATGACAAAAGGGCTATGGGTGATGTGATTGGTGATATTGATCTAATTGATGCCACTAAAAAGGTAATGGATGATCAGATACAAGTCGCTATTAGAGCTGGTAGAACAAACAAAGTCCGTGATTTAGTTAGAGCTAAAAATGCCTTAGTTAATGAGGCTGATAAGGTAGTGCCCGAATATAAGCAAGCTAGAGATTTCTTTGCTGGAAAGGCACAACTTGAAAATGCAGCGGAAACAGGGGAGCTATTCCTTAAATTGAAATCTCGTGAAGTGGCTGATTTAGTTAAGACTATGAGTACCAGTGAAAAGGGTATGTTTATCCTTGGCGCTAAAAAAGCAATAATTGATAAGCTTGAAACCTTTCAGACTAATTCTGATGGGGCTAAAAAACTGTTTGGAAAGGGCGGTGATATGCCTAAGCTAAGATCTTTATTTGATGATGAAAAATCATTTAAACAGTTTGCCGACGCGCTAGAGATAGAGTCGCAGTTTATCCTTACTAGAAATGCAGCAAGGGGTAATTCTACAACAGCTAAGCAGGTTGTCGATGTAGGCAAAGCTGGAGAGATTATGGAAGCAGGTAGAGCATTACAAGGCGACCCTGTAGCCTCAGCCAATATGCTAGGTAAAATAATGGGAGGGCTTTCTACGAAAAAGCAAACAGAGGCGCACCGCCAAGCTTTAGAGAAGGCTGGAGATATATTATTATCCTCTGGAATGAATCACGACAAATTATTGAAAATTCTTATACGTGCAGACAATAAAGAATTAAATAGATTATTAGAAAGAGTCTTAGTTAAGCCTAGTAAATCCGTAGCAGTAGCTAAAGGCGCGGCGGCTTCTCAGATAGAGCAGAGAGAAAACCCATAATAAATGCAAATACTAGTACACAAATAGCAGCGGGTGGCGAAACTAGGAACAAGAAAGCAAAAAGTATTAAGTTCATAAACGAATATTAGCACAGGAAATAGAGCAATGCAGATAAGACCAGCACAATTCACAAATGATGCACGTGGTGCGCCCGCTAATGGTGCGGCTTATCATATCGGAAAGCCTAACCTAGACCCTACTATTGACAGCAATAAGTTAACTGTTAAAGACGGGCTTAATGGGACTACTACGTCGAATCCTTTCTTTGTTAACTCCTTGGGCCAATTTCAAAACCTTTCAGGGCAGCGAATAAATCCTTGGGTAGATGAAACTAGCTACTCCTATAAGATTATTTCCGAGAATGGCGGGATTATTGACGAGGAAGCCAATTTTACATCAGACCATATAGAGCCAGAAGGTCAGCAATCCTCGGTAGTTGATCAGACATTTAACAACTTTACTATTGTGCCTCTAGAAGATTTGTCCGCATATGACACTATCTATGTTCTCTCATTATCGGCTGGTTGGGAAGATACGGTAACTGGCCCTGATGATGGATTTTATGCCCATAAAGACGGTACAACGGGAACCCCTTCAACGGGTACTCCCGCAGGTTTCTTTGACTCAGGCGGTGAGGGTTGGAGGCAAGACGGCTTCCAGAGAATAGAAGATACGGCTATTTCTAGCATTGAATCAGATATCTCTACTAATACTGCGGCAATAGCGGCACTTAAAAGACTCCCTACATCAGTAGTGGAAATTACAGCAACAGGGACATATAACCCCCCTGCTAACTCTTCTATTGAAGTTATCAGCCAAGGTGCTGGAGGTGGCGGTAATGGCGTGACTGTTACTGATAGAGCTGGCGGTGGTGGTGGGTCAGGTGGCGAAACAAGAACATTTATTGAATCACCAGACGCTAGTTATTCTGTAACCATTGGTTCAGGTGGCGCTATAGGCTCCACCTTAGGCGGTTCTGGAGGAAGTACATTGTTTGGGTCTGTATGTACGGCTAAAGGCGGTGGTGGTGGTAATTTAGGCGGCGGCGGTGTGGGCGCGGCTGAGGGTACTGGAGATATTACTTTGCCAGGTTATCCTGGTGGAAATGGTTCTAATCCTGAATTAAACGGCGCAGATATTGCTCTTGGTGGTATTGGAGGCGGCAGAGGTGGGGCTACAATAGGAAACAGTGCAAGGGCTAATAGTGGCGGCGGCGGTATTGGTGCTCAAGAAACTAGCGGTGGGGCAGGTGTAGCCAATGCTGGTGCAGATGGAAAAATCACAGTAATTATTTATACATAAGGCTAAATCATGGCAGCTATACTAGACATCCAGCAAATAAATAACGGTCAACTACCTAAATCCGGCCAAGTGTTTGTAGGTGCGGTTGATACTGATCCACTCACAAGCCCTGTAACGGTCTATAGTGATAAAGATTATACGCAAGCCGTTATCACACCCTTAACTTTAGATTTCAATGGAAGACCTATTGACCCTGCTACAGGCGAACCAATCAACCTGTATGTAAATTTCTCATATACCATTCAATGGCTAGACGATCAAGGCGCTCCATTATTAACTAGCCCTGTAAGTGTGAATCTAGAGGGTGGTGTCAGCGGTATTGGCCCCGGCACAAATACAAATGTAGCCGGTACAGCTTCAATACCTATTGTTAACTTAGACGCTGATATATCTTTAGATTCTATTGAAATGAATTCTATTATAAGAGGCCTTCTATTAAACGGCTTAACAACTGCCCAAAGGGATGCAATCGGGACTCCTTTGGAAAGATGGTTAATTTACAATACGACTACTAAAACATTAGATTTTTACAATGGTAGTGCATGGATAAGCCCCTCAGCAACACCAAGCGGACCAACTAATGCAATTCAGACAAATGTCGGCAGCGTATTTACAGGTAATGCAAACTTTATATTTGATCCTACTGGTGATGGTGAGGTTCAATTACTGGATGATACAAAGGTAAGCTGGGGAGATAGCCAAGATTTTAATATTTCTTTTGATTCTATAAATCTAGTTATGGAAATGGCCAGCCTCTCTACAAGTAATTACATAGTAAGACTAGGTACAGCAGACGGTAGTGCATCATTTAAAGTGAACAATAATTCTAATGTGCCACAATTTGATGTCGATTCCTTTGGTAATACTACGGTATGTCTAGACAATGGGGTCTTTAGTATTAAATCTAGTTCTGATTTTACGATGGAATCTGATGGGTCTAAAACTGACTTTACCAGCAAGAAAGGTGATTTTACTCTAATTAACACCAATGTTACGGGTGGAACTGTCATGAAGCTGGCGACAGATACCACAGCAACCAATTTTAGAGTTACTGACAATACAGATAATACACGTTTATTGGTTAACGGGTTGGGTCAGGTGGCTGTAGGTACCGCCTCCCCTGATGCCTCAGCCAAGTTTCAAATTGATTCAACTACACAAGGTGTATTACCTCCTAGAATGACCACAACGCAAAGGGATGCTATATCTTCCCCATCAGAGGGTCTGGAGATATACAACACTTCAACTAAAAGACCTGAATTTTATAATGATACAGTATGGGGGGTTACTTCTAGCAACTTGCAAGAATCTTATGAGTCAGGAGCCAGTATTGTTGTTGATAATACTCTAGGTGCTGTTAAGTTAGATAACACAGGTAAGACGGTAGCTTCTTTTGAAATGGTACCCAATGCAACAACCCCTACAACCGATCTTTCACCCGGCCAGTTCCATGTAAGCAATGACGGTGTGCTATATACATATGACTCAACAAGATCAAAGTTTTTAAGCCAAGAAGTTGTTGCGCTGCAATTCGGTAAAAATAATGCGGCTGGTAATGAATATTTAAGATTCGGCGGGGATGCAAGAGACGGAGGAAGCGGAGCTATTTTTCCTTGGGATGTGACTGTTGTTGGGTTTACGCTGAAAGGATCTAACTCAGTCATACAAAATTATGATATAGAGATTGATGGTACTGGGGTGTCTACAATAGCGACATCTTCTAGTATAATATCTAATAGTACATTGAATTTAGATGCAGAAGCTGGTGAAACTATAAATCTATTTGCTCAACCTTCAGGTTCAGAGGTAGATGATCCATATGCAATTATTTTTGTGAAACGCAGGATATAAATTATGCCACAACATACAGTTATACTTAAAAACACGACTCTTAGTGATATTCAGATTAACGACCTTGCAGGAATGCGTATACCAGCGAGCAGCCAATATGATGCGTCAAACACAAGAACATTAGAAGACCTTTTACAAAGTGATGATCTACTAACATTCCTAACGAGTGGAGATGTCATCCTAAATGACGGTACAGACGACCTATCACTTCCTGAGGCCACAACAGTAATGCTAGGACTTAACAATGAAGACGTTGAATATGTTTATGATAGTGCTCGGCAAAAACTATTATCAATCACAGAGCTAATATATGAATTTGGTACTAGTGGCGGTGCTGATAATGAATATCTTAAATTAATGGGTGACATTAGTGACAATGATTCGGGTTATAGCGTCAGAAATGATTGTACGCTGATTGCAGTTGTGGGTAGTTCTACGGGTGGTAATATAACAAAAGGATTTAACATTGAAGTTAACGGTACTGATGTCGATACAGTCAATTTCGATTCAGGCAGTATTCTTGACAATACGAAAGATATTGATTTAAACGCTGGTGACCGCATACATGTGTTTGTAGTCAGTTCGGGCTCAAGCACACAAAACCCAAATATCTCACTCTTTTTGAAGTATAGGAAATAGGTGTTAAATGACTATTAATTTTAAAAACACTACAAGCGCAGAAATTAGAATTACTGATCTCGGAGGAATGCGGATTCCATCAAATGATCAGTATGAAGCAGTTACTAGAACTCTTAGTGATATTCAAGAAAGTGCTGACTTAAAAACATTGCTAACGAGCGGTGATATTGTTTGGAATGACGGAGTTAGTGATTTTTCAGCTTCTGAAGCACTGTTAGAAATTCAGCCGTACTCACCAGAGAAAGCAGTCTCTAGTATTACTTTAAAGTCTCCAGATGGGAAAGTCTGGATTGTATCTGTAGATAATTCAGGGGTTATAAGTGCGGCATGATTATAACAGGTAACACAAACTTAATACCTCATAACCTATATTCAGGTCGTATGATGAACGCTGAAGAGTTTACCGTCCGCCGGGGTGATTGGTATTGTGTTATCCCTAAGAACTCTGAAACGGACGGGGCTAGTATTCCTAAGATATTTCAATTTATATGGAAACCCTTTGATAAAGATTATGGGTGGAAGGCTTTATGTCATGATTTATGGTGTGGGCAATTCGTTGATAGAATTTATGTCTATAATAACAAAGGTGATAAAAGAAAGTTAACGTGGAAAGAGGCAGCGGTATGGTTTAGGGATCTAATGAAACATGAAGATTCTAATAATAAACTCACCCGGCGATTATTCTATCAGGCCATAATGGTTAAGAAGAGAATAGGGCAGAAAAAATGAAAATATCCAAGCATTTTACTCGTGCCGAAATGGCATGTTCTTGTGGTTGTGGGTTAGATACGATGGACATCATAGCACTTAAGATAGCTGACGAGGTTAGAGACTACGCTAGACACCCTATAACGCCCACTAGTGCCTGTAGATGTAAGCCCCATAATAGAATGGTAGGCGGCTCTCCTGATTCACAGCATCCAAAGTGTAGAGCTATAGACCTACCTCTTGACGATCCTAAAAAAGTATACGATTATTTGTGTGATAAATACCCTGATAGATATGGGTTCGGATTATATAAAACTTTTGTTCACATCGACTCTAGAAACACTAAAGCGAGGTGGTAATGGGTCATAAGCGGAGAAAAAAAGAGATGAGTCCTTTAATTAATTTAGCAATCGGTATAGGTTCACGTTTAATCGATAACAAGAATCTGAAATCTAAAACTAATGCAACTACTGTTCTGGCAACATTAACAGGAACCGGCGCAGCTTATACTTTCATGCTTGCTAGTGATGATATCAAAGTCCAGGCTATGGGAATGATTTTAACTCTAGCCACTTTAGCCCTAGCAGCCTATAAAGAAAGTCATGCTGTAGAGACATTGGATTAATAATCCCTTTTATCTCTATTACACACTTTAATTAACAGCTTAAACCAGAACTTAAACTCTTGGTCTTTAATCCACTGCCTGATATTTTTACGGCTATACCATGCAAAGACTGACAGTATCATGATTACTGGGATTAGTGATCCTATATATTCTTCCATTAGTCGCCTCTAAGTTTCATTAAAACTCGCTTCTTCTTCCTAAATATAACCTTGATTCGTTCCAAGTAAACTTTATTGAAAGTTCTTTTATTGATCTTATAATATTTACAGTCTGCTTCAAACTTAGCAAACCTTTCTGGCCCTAACTTAATAATCAGATTCTCACGGTAATCATGAATATATGTCTCTTGATCATTATTCCCCTTCTTTGTCGATTTATTAACATTCCTCAAATCAAACCGCATTGCTCCATTAGCTCTACGGCTGACATAATGAGCAGCATCGCTATCGTTGCCATCCCAGCTCACCCACTCCCCTGTGTTGATGCAAAGTTGATCCTTATCCCTATATCTTATAAATTCGTTAAAAGCTGCCTGAGCCTCATTGAGTATCTTAGTACGGGGCTTTATAGCCAACTTACGCTTCTTAAACACTTGCCGCTCTACTTTATCAAGTTTCTTCTGTGTAGCTGCCTTCTTTCGAGCCTTATTATCCTCTCTCTTTTGGGATATTACATAAGCACAATCTACACTACACCAAACTATCATGGACGTATAAGGGGTGAACTTATTAGAGCAGTCAGGAGCCTTGCAAGTCCTTTCGCGAGCTTTCATTTACCCTCCTTACAAGTACACTTCTCTTTGTATTCCCAGCAGTAGGCGCATATTAAATAGCTCATTTCAAATCCCCCATATCACAATCAAGTTGTAAAGCTATACGCTTCAATGTTGTATCTGATGCCTTGCGTTTACCAAGTTCATAAAGGCTCAAATGAGTTTGGGACATAGAGCCTACCATCAAGGCTAATTTCTCTTGGGTCAATCCCTTCTCTTTGCGCTTTTTTCTTATCATTTGCTGCTCTCCACTTCAACCATATAGTTAACGAAATAAAAACAATATCCATTATCTTGAACGCCACATTAGCCATAACTTCACAGCTATAATGACACTAAACATTATTGCTAAATAAGTTGCATATACCCAATCAATCATTGCTCTATCCTCACGGTGTTACCTGTAAATTTTATTGCTTTACCGTCCTTCGTTATATATGTACTCCCATAATTGATCTTCAAGTCTCTATACTGCTTACCACTAGAGTCAATAACTGTAAAAGTCTTGTCATCATTTTT